GCGATGAAACAAATCTTTCAAGCGGAGGTGACACGGATGGCGGAAACTGAGAAAACGCCACTGGAACAGAATTCGGACGCGATTGCGGAGATAATGACGCTGGCGAACAGTTTGCCCAGTGCGGGTGGTGGAACGGATATCTCCCTTGGCGTGACCGGGGCGGCTGTCGGGGACATTGTCAAGGTCAAGGCGGTGGACGCGGATGGGAAGCCTACGGAGTGGGAGAATTATTTTCCGGGGTATCGCCTACTTTGCACCCAGACGCTTGAAGAAGAGGCTTTTGAGATTCAGTGGACGAAAGATATTGGCGGAAACGCATTCGACTTGACAGGTGTCGGGGATATGATATTAGTGATGACGTGTCCATCGGATTTTACATCAGAGAATTTGTGGTTCTTCCTTATTGGCGATGGATATTCTTTTGCTAATGGAGACGTTTTCAGACAATGCGTAGTTCATTATTCGTTCTTTCCTAACGGCGTGCTGAAGCAAAGCTTGGTTTTCAAGCAAGCCACGTATATGTGGCAAAATTCGTCTCCTGTGAGAAAACAGTACTGGACTTTGGCAAACCGCACTGATTATCTTCATCCATCAAACATAAGTATGCGAAACAGTAGCGGTGCAAAAAATTTCCCGGTCGGTACGATTGCAACTGTGTACGTGAGGTGATTATATGGCTTACAGAATTTGTGTTGATGGCACATATCGCGACATGACCCCCGAGGAAATCGCGGCACTTGAATCGCAGGCTTCCGAAGCCCCCGCGCCTGAGAAGACGATTGAGGAGCGGGTGAAGAGTGTGGAGGAAGATACTGCGGTGATAAGGGCGATTTTGCTCGGGGAGGAAGGAGATAACGAATGAACGAGGCTTATATTGAGGCGGCACGGAAATACCGCAAGCTGATTGAAAAGGCGGTGCAGTCGCTTGACGATGAGGACGCGCTGGAATGCGTGACGCTGTATGAAAAGTGGAGCGGCGACGGCGTGGCATACGCTTTCGGGAAGAAGGTCAGGTGCAACGGCAAGCTTTACAAAGTCAAGCAGGCGCACACCTCACAGGCGGACTATAGCCCGGATGTGGCAACGAGTCTGTTTGATGTGATAAACGAGACAAACGCCGGGACGAAGGCTGATCCGATTCCGTACAGTGCCGGGATGGTGCTGGAGAACGGGAAGTACTACAGCGAGGATGGTGTGGTTTATCTGTGTAATCGGGATACCGGGGTGGCGGTGTATAACGCGCTGAAGGATCTTGTGGGGATTTATGTGGAGGTGGCTTCATGAGCTGGGAGATACTTTCCGCGCTGATCGTCATTGTCGGGTGTCTGGTGACGCTCGGCGGAGTGCTTGTAAAGCTCGTGCGGACGCTGACACAGCTCGACGACACGATGAAGCATCTGCGCTCCGATCTCGACCGTCAGCACGACGAGAACAAGGAATCGCACAAGCGGATTTATGACCGGCTCGACGACCATGAGCACAGGATTGTCGAGCTTGAGAGAAAATGAGATTCCTCAAACGGCTGATCATCGCGGTACTGGTTTATATCGCGGTCTACCTTCCGTTCATCGCCATTTTACAGGCGGTGAGCGGAGGGGACTTCACGGCGGCTTATTCGGTCGGCGGAATCGTCGGGGCGGTCGAACTCGCGCTCGGGTCGGTCATCAAGATTACCGAGAGTAAGAAAATCAAGAAAAAGGAAAACACGGAGGACGAAACATATGGACAAGATCAATTGGAAACAGAAGCTTTCGAGCCGGAAATTCTGGGCGGCGGTCGCGGGGTTTGTGACCGCGATAATGGTGGCTTTCAGGGTGGAGAACGGCACGGCTGAGCAGATCACCGCGATAATCACCGCGGGCGGCGTGCTGGTCGCCTACATCTTAGGCGAGTCGGCGGTCGACGCGAACCGCGACTACTCGAATACCGGGGACGTGAAGCCGGACACACCGGACGGCACAGACACAAAGGCAGACAAGCCGGACGGCACGGAGGGCGAGGACAATGGCGACTAAAGGCATCGACGTATCGAGGCATCAGACGATACCAGACTATGCCGCGCTGAAAGCTGACGGCATCGACTTCGTGATTGTCCGCGCCGGGTACGGCGGAATCGTCGACTCGCGTTTCAAAGAGCATATCACGGCGGCGAAGAAAGCCGGGATGAGAGTCGGTGTCTACTGGTTCTGCTACGCGCTCGACGCCGACGGCGCGGTCAGGGAGGCGGACAAGTGTCTCGGGGTTATCAAGGGAATCGGGCTTGATCTTCCGGTCTTCTACGACTTCGAGTACGACACCGAGAGATACGCGAATCAGCATGGCACGACGTACACGCCGAAGCTCCGGACGGATGTTATCCGCGCGTTCTGCAAGCGAGTGCAGTCGGCTGGATACGAGGTCGGCGTTTACACGAATCCCGACTACTGGAACTATCGGCTTGTCCGTGGACGGTTATCCGGGTACAAGCTCTGGATCGCGTCGTATGTACGGCGCGACTGCAAGGGCGATTTCGCGACGACAAAGCCGGAGAGCATTCCGGCGAAGTTCCGGGACGCTTATATCTGGCAGTTCGGGCACTGCGCTTTCGGCGGGCAGGAGATCGACGTGAATTACGGCTACTTCCCGGACGCCGCGGACGGTATCAGAGTCGGCGACAAGTACACGCTGAGAGAGGGCGATGTCTATTCGAACGGCGTGAGAGTGCCCGCGAGACTCTGGGGCAGGGTCTGCACGGTCTCGCAGGTGAGATACGCTGAAGGGCGGGCTCTTCTCGCCGAGATAAAAAGCTGGGTGAGGATATAAATGCCGACGACATTCCAGTCGCTCGAACAGTCGCTGCCGAGGGCGGATGACCGCCGCGCGCTGCCTGAGAAGGTCGACGGGGTTTATCAGTACCTCTATCAGCTCATTGAGCTTCTCAGATACACGCTCGACAATCTCGGGGTCGACAACTTCAACGACAAGGAGCTTTCCGATCTCTCGGCGACGATCTCCGCGCCGATATACAAGCGCATCGAGGACGCGGAGGGGAATATCAATGAGATTTCCGCGACCGCCGACTCTATCTCGGCGCGGCTGACGAACGCTGAGGGGAACATATCCTCGCTCACGCTGACGGCGGAGCTGTTCTCGTCGAGGCTCACCGACGCGGAGGGGAACATTTCGACTCTTTCGCAGACGTCACAGTCGCTGTCAAGCCGCATTTCGGACGCGGAGGGTAATATTTCGAACCTCACGCAGACGGCGAACTCACTGACGTCGCGCGTCTCGGACGCCGAGGGAAACATTTCGAGCCTCTCACAGACGGTCGGGTCGTTCTCGTCGAGAATTTCGAGCGTCGAGGGGGATGTGTCGAGCATCTCGCAGACGGTCGACAGTATCACGCTGTCGGTTTCGAGCGGCACTTCGGGGACTACGGTCGCACTATTGAAGGATGGCGTCGTCGTATCGAGCGGGGATATAGTCATCGCGGGTTATGTCACGTTCACCGACCTCTCAACGTCGGGGAACACGACAATCAACGGCGACAACATCACGGCCGGGACGATCAATGTCGATCTCATCAAGCCGAACAACGGAATTTACGTCGCCTTCTCGCACGCGCTGAGCGCGACTTCACTCTACTCGTCGCGGCTTGATTTCAATATGAACGCCGGGATCTGTCTTGGCAGCGAGTCGGTAGTCAGCACGATCAAGACGGCGTATCCGGGCGCGGTGACGATCGAGGGGACGACGATCCTACAGAGTCCGTCGTATGTCTGCTCGTACCGGAACGGCGGGTACGAATTCCATGAGATCCTGACGTCGGCGAACATTTCGGACTATCTTGACGATCTCGACGTGACGGCGAAGTTCGGGTGATTTCATGGCGTATCTTGAACAGTCTGACATATGGAAGACATACATCGCGGTGCGGGTGGCCGGGCTTGACTCGGATTACTCGCGCGACGACCGATACATCGAGTGGTTCATTGACGGGACAAGCTCCGGCTCGGACTCGCTTTCGGCCGGGGCGACGACCTCGTCGTCACAGTACTTCGTCGGCCTTGAACCGGGGACGACCTACTACATTTCGGCGACGATTCACTATTCGTCGACTCCGACGTCGGGAGTTGACAGCTCGGTCACGGTTTCGGGTTCCTTCACGACCGAATCGGAGCCTGAGCCGGAGCCGGATCCGCGGCCGTCGTTCTTCGGCTGGAGCAACGCGAAGGTATCGGGCGGGGAATTCAACCTGACGGCCTCCGAGTGGAACTATCTGATGGATAACATAAACGACGTCCGGGTCTGGTGCGGGCAGTCGCAGTACGGCTACACGTCGGCGAGCGCGGGGGCGGTGTTCACGGCCGCGATGTTCAATCAGGCGGTGGCCGCGATAAACGGCATCACGAAATATTCGGGATCCCTTTCGACTGTATCGGCGGGCGAAAAGATCTACGCGTCACAGCTGAACGGGCTGCGGGACGCGATAAATTCAGTAACGTAAGGAGATTTACAAATGGATGAAGTAAAGCAGAGTGTCATTTACGAGGACGGGAAGCGGGTCGAGACGGTGAAGCGCACGTCGACCAAGGCCGACGACTACGGCGCGCTCGGAAACCGCTACATACAGCTCGCGGCACTCTTAAGGAGGCTTTCGGCCGCGGCGAACGATGAGGCGAAGGCCGCGATAAACGCCGAGATCGCGAAGGTGACTTCTGAGATCAGCGAATACGAGGGTTATATCGCGGGCTATGACACGGCCACAGAGGCCGCTGACGGCGACGGAGAGTGAGGATTTACATGAAGCTTATTGAGATCGTAACGGCCTACACGGCCTTACAGACGCTTTCTGACGTGTCTCTCCCGGCGCAGACGGCCTACGACATATTCATGATGAAACAGAATCTGAGGGGGGAGACGAATTATTTCCTCAGCGAGGAAATGAAGCTCGCGAAGAAGCACGCGGCGAAGCGCGGGGACGGTCAGCCGGACATAAGGGACGGCCGGGTTTATTTCGCGGGGGAGACCGACGAGGAGCGCGCGGCGGCCGCGAAGGCCTACAACGAGGCGCGCGAGAAGCTCTGCGGGGTCGAGGCCGACTGCAAGTACAAGAATCTTCCCGCGGTTCTCCGCATACCTGCCGGGGAGAAGGTGACGGTGACTCTCCTCGAAGCACTGGCTCCGGTAGCGAGGGTGGTTATCGATGGCACTGCGGTATAACATTCCGAAGTACTCCGACCGGATCGGGCAGGACGTGCAGGTGAAGTTCGGAGGGCTTGACCGGAGGCTGGCGGCCTGTGACGGCGCGATCCGCGACATGATGAATATGTGCGGGGACGAGTATCCGCTGGCAATGTCGGGAAAAGGTCTGGCGATGCTGATACCCGTCACGGCTCCTTGCGGGATATACGCGCGCGGCGGCGTGTACTACGCGGCGAACAACGCGTTCTACAAGCTCGGGGACGACACGGAAAAAGGCAGTCTGACAGACACGCCGAAGCGGTTCGCGTGTCTCGGGGACTACATCGTCATCCTGCCGGACAAGAAGTATTACCGGATCAGCGACGGGACTATGGGAACGCTTGAAGCGTCGTGGAGCGGAACGGCGTCGTTCGCGGACGGGACGTACGCGGGCGAGGAGGCTGAAGGATGCCGGATCGTGACGACTGGGACGGCTTTTCCGTTTGGCGTCGGTGACGCGGTGACGATCTCGGGCGCGAAGACGGCGGCGAACAATCAGACGATAATCATCCGCGAGATCTCGGACGACAAGAAGTCGCTCGGTTTCTACGAACATTCGTTCACGGTCGAGACCGGACAGACGCTGACGATCGAGCGGAAGGTTCCGGACATGGATTTCATCTGCGAGAACGAGAACCGTCTCTGGGGATGCAAGGGGAGCGAGATCTACGCCTCAAAGCCGGGAGATCCGTTCAACTGGAACGTCTTCGACGGGCTGGCTTCCGATTCCTACGCGGTTTCAGTCGGTTCGGCCGGGGACTTCACGGCCTGCGTATCCTATCTCGGGTATCCGATATTCTTCAAGGAGGATCAGATCTACAAGGTCTACGGTTCGAAGCCGTCGAACTATCAGGTGATGGCTTCGGCGACGCTCGGAGTAGCCGAAGGGTCGTCGGGGTCACTGGCGATCGCAGGGGAGATTCTTTACTATCATTCAAAGATCGGAATCATGGCCTACTCGGGCGGGATTCCGCAGTGTGTTTCGGAGGTGCTCGGGAACACGGCGTTCACCGGAGCGGTCGGAGGCTCGGACGGCGAGAAATATTATGTCTCGATGGCCGAGAGCGGTGTCTACAGCCTGTACATCTACGACACGGGCGTGAGACAGTGGTACCGGGTTGATTCGACTCGCGCGGTCGGGTTCGCTTACGACAGCGGAGCTATGTATGTGATGAGCGGGGACAACCGGATTCTGAAATTCAGGAAGGATCTTTCACCGGGTGAGGCGTATATCAGTTCGGAACTCGAGTTCGCGGATTTTGTCGAAGGGTCGCCGAACAAAAAATCAACGGCGAAGCTGCTTGTAAGGGTTGAGCTTGAACAATATTCGTCTCTGAAAATCCTCATGTCGTTTGACGGCGGGGCGTACACCGAGGTGGCGACGCTGATGACCAAGGGAAAGGAGAGCTATTATCTCCCGATCCTGATAAGGCGGTGCGACAGGTTCCGCATAAAGTTCCAAGGATCCGGAATCGGGTGGCGGCTTTACTCGCTGACGCGCGAATATTCCGAGGGTTCGGCGAACTAGAAAGGAACGAAAATGGCAACTACATTTACTTACGATGACGTGAAGAAGCGGCTGGCGCAGGGAAAGCACACGCTTTCGGACGCTGACTCAAAGCTCGCCGAGCGCAATCCCGACGCGGCTATGTCGATTCTGAACTACAAAGACGACTACATGAACGCGACGACCGACGAGGCGCGGGCTCTGGCGAACATGAACGCCGAGAATGTCCGCAGGAAGTACGGCGGGTACACTGGCGGTGTTGACGGCTCGAACTACTATTTAGCGGATCCGTCGCCTTCGTCGTTCAGTTCCGGGAAAGCACCGACCTTCAGCTCGGGGTACACATCCGAGGCGCGAAGCAACTACGACGCCTTGAAGAATCATCAGCCGTTTGAGTACACGAAGGAGGCTCCGACCTTTGACGACAAGTACGCGTCACAGCGCGACGAGCTTATAAACGCGCTCGCGAATCCTGAGAAGTTCTCGTACGACCATAGCTCCGATGAGAGCTACAAGGCATACGCGAAGCAGTACGCGCGGGAGGGACAGCGGGCGACCGCTGACACGCTGGCGGCGGCCTCGGCTCAGTCGGGCGGAATCGCGTCGTCCTACGCGCTGACGGCGGCCGGGCAGCAGGGGAACTATTACGCGGCTCAGCTTTCGGACAAGATTCCGGAGCTTTATCAGAACGCGTACAACCGCTATCTCAACGAGTACAACATGAAGCGCGAGGCTCTGAACTCGATTCAGTCCGAAACGAACGCGGCGCATGACAGGTATCTCGGGGACTACAACGTCTACAACACCGACCGGAACTTTGAGTATCAGAAGTACCAGAACGAGCTCGCGCGAAAGCAGGATCTTCTGTCGTACGCGAAGTCGCTTGAGGACAGCGATTATTCAAGGTATCGCGACCAGCGCGCGGACTATGAGAGCGACCGGAGCTTTGACTACAATCAGCTCCTCGACACGATCTCGAAGAATCAGCAGGACGACGCGACGGCGTATGAGCGCGCGAAGGATCAGGCCTCGTTCCGCGACTACTCGGGGCTTGAGGGCTACGGCTTCAACATGGACGCGCAGAGGGCGCAGGATCGGTTCTCGGACGAGTACAATAATCTCCAGCTCGGCGAAGGGTACGCCGGACTCGGGGACTATGGGAACGTGGACAGACTCGGAATCGATTCGACGAATCTCAGAAAGGACAAAGCGAACGAGCTTTTACAGACGACGCTCCAGAACGAGCTTCTGAGGAAGCAGAGCCAGAACTATGACAAGTCGTGGGCGGACGACGAGTATTCGAGAAAGCTCGAACTCGCGAAGATCGCGGCAAATCAGGGCGACTACTCGATGCTCGACAGTCTCGGGATTGACACGACCGAGACGAGAAAGGCTCTTGAGGCGTCGAAGACAACGGCGTCGGGAACCGACGCGGAGGCGGAGTCTACGACCTCGGACGCGGCGAAGCTTTACAAGGCGATGGCCGACTACAAGGCCGGAAAGGCGACTGAGGAGCAGTATGACATTCTGATCGCGGCGGGACTATTGAACGCCGACGGGTCGGGCGCGCCGCGGGAGGAGGCGGACACATCGAACGTGAGTACGAAGAGTCCGGCCGGACAGGCTCTGAAGGGTGTGGACACAATCAAAAAGCGCGACGACGCGATCCTTGATCTTTTCAAGGACAACTATGTTCCGGTGACGCAGCCGGGAGTTTCGTACGCCGAGGCGCACAACACGGTTCTCAGCCGGAACGACTGGAACATCATCAAGGCGCGCGGGACGAGAATTCCGGGCGTGACCGATTACGGAAGCTACGAAGAATATCTCGCCGACGTAAACGAGTATCTGAATCAGTATTACGGAGGATAAGCAATGGCCAGCATTCTTTCTGGTGGAAACGGAATACCGAGTTTTGAGGAATGGAGAAAGACGAGGGGCGGCGCCGCCGCCTCCCGTCCCGAGCCGACGGCGGCCGCGAAGCTTTCGGGCGGGCTGCTTGGCGGCGGAAACGGCGTCCCGAGCTTTGAGGAGTGGCGGAAGCTGAAACACGCTGACGCTTCCCCGGTGCTTCCCGAGGCGAAGAAGGGAGTCTTCGACACGTCGGGCGTGAGCTACGCCGACACGGCCGGACTGCCGCTCTGGAACCGCGAGGAGATCGACGGCGGGGCGCAGACGAAGGCGATGCGGCTGAAAGCCGCGGCCGAGAGGAACGACTATCAGGCGGCGAGAAAGACGGCTGAAGAACTCGAAAAGCAGAACAGGGCGGTCGAGCTTTATGGAGAAGGCCGCCGCGCCGAGTCGGGGCGGCTTGAAACCGAGGTGCGGAAGGAAGTCCGTGAGCGGCAGAAGGCGCAGAGGACAGCGGCCGGGAAGCTGCGGGATTCGGCCTACAGCACCGGACAGGCCGGAATCCGGGACGTCGGCGAGAGGCTGGCGGCGGGGGATCCGCATTTCGGATCGACGGCGGCGGCCGGATACGAGAAAAAATCAAACCCGATTCAGCGGCAGAGGCGAAGACAGCTTTCGAACCATGCCGACCTTATGAACGGAATCGCCGACAATTACGCGACCTTCGCGCCGACGCTTTCGGAACAGATGGCGAACAACGATTCCGGTCTTCGCACGCCGACCGGAATTCAGTACATGAGCGGGGTCAACGCTTCGGACATGACTCCGGAGGAACTGAAAACCTATTCTTACTGGTACGAGAAGAGTCCTCACGCCGCGAAGCGGTATCTCGAATCGATCTCGTCCGAGGTCAACAGACGCACGGCCGAGAGGGAAATGGAGAAGTCCATGGCCGACACGCGAAAGATGCGCGACTCGGGAGTCGCCGGGACGATCGGGGCGGGGCTGGCGCAGCTTACGCTCGACACCTACACCGCGCCGCTGGCGTTCGCTTCGAGCGTCGGGTCGAAGATCACCGGAAAGCCGAACGATCCCTATTCAGGAATGAACCGCGGGATGCTGAACGCCTCGGCAATGCAGGAGGGACTCACGGGAGATCTTCCGACCTTCGGAAAGTTCCTCGCCGACACCGGACTCTCCACGGCGCAGTTCCTTTCGAGAATTCCGCTCGGCGCGGCCGGACTCGTCGTCATGGCTTCCGGCGCGGCCGGAAAGACGGCGAACGAGGTGAAGCGGAACGGCGGTTCGACTGATCAGGCACTCGCGCTCGGAACGATCGCGGGAATCGCCGAGTACGCGTCGGAAAAGATTCCGTTTGAGAATGTTGTCGCGGCGTTCAATGGCGGGGAGAAGAAAGCATTCTCAAAATTCCTCGCGGATAAGTTCTACAAAGTATTCAAAACGAGCTTCGCGGAGAGCATGGGAGCGGTTGCCGGTTCGGCTGTCGAGGAAGGTCTCCAGGAGCTTATCACCGAGTATGTCAACAACATCGCGAACGACGCTATCATGGGCGACGAGTCCGAGATGAAAAAATACGCCCGCGAGCTTGTCGAGGACGGTATGGACTATGAGGAGGCCTGCCGGGCGGCGTTCAAGCAGTATTATGTCACGAATCCGCTTGTATCCTTTGCCGGCGGCGCGCTTTCCGGCGCGGTCATGACCGGAGCGGGCGAGGCCTGGCATAAGCGCGGGGAGATCAGGCAGGCGATTGTCAATCCCGATCTCGCCGGGGTCGCGTCAAGAGTCGCGAAGAGCCAGACAAAGACCAATGTGTCGGCCGGGAATACGCAGACGGCGACGGAGCGGGCGGCAGAGCCGATCGTGAATCCGAAGGACGAACAGTTCGACAAGAACGGCAACTACGTTCTCCGGACGGCCGAACAGGAGAACCGGATCAGACGCGCGAAGGCATCGAACGATGACATCGAGCGTTCGGGACGGCTCGCCGGGGCGACCGATTCGCAGATAAAGACGGCTCAGACTCTCTCGAAGGTCTTCGGCCGGAATATCATCTTCGACTCGACCGAGGCGAACGTGAACGGAAAGTTCGAGAGCGGGACGATTTACGTCAATCCCAAGGGAACGGACAACGTGGGAACGATTCTCGCTCACGAGTTCACGCATTCGCTCGAAGGGACGGGCGAATACGAGTCGGTTGTCGGGCTTCTGAAACGCTCGGTCTCCGACAAGGGCGGAAACTGGAACGCGCTTAAAGAGCAGGTTCGCGCCGAGTATGAGACGAGATACAAAAACATGGGGCAGGAGTTCACCGACGCCGACTGTGAGAGCGAGACGGTCGCGAGGGTGGCGCAGTCGATGTTCGGAGACGACGCGGCTATTGAAAATTTCGCAAGGCAGAACCGGAACGCGGCGACGAGATTCTGGCACAAGCTGACGCAGGGCGCGAAAAGGCTCGCGGAGGATTTCAGAGCGAGATGGCAGTACGATCGCGACAGGCTCGATCTTGACGCGCGGAACGCGCAGCTCGCGCTCAGACAGGTTGAGGATCTCAGAGACAGGTTCGCGGCGGCTTTGAGGAAGACGGCGAAGAGTTTTGAAGAGGGCGAGAGCCGGATGTCGATAAAGTACGACAAGAACAACACGCCCTATGTCGAGATCGACCGTGACGTGCTGGAGGGCGTGCCGAGAGACAAATGGGTCGAGACTGTCAAGACACAGATACCGCTTGTCAGTGTCAAGCTCGGGAACAGCGAGATTGAGATAAAGAATAATCCGAGCGTTCGTGAAAGTCTGAATTCGAGATATGCCAGATACGTCCGCAATGGTTATAATAACGATGGCGACATGGTATTCCCTGATCGGCTGAATGTGCTTACAAAAGCCGACGAAGTGATCAGGGCAACGAGAGACTATGTGAATGAGTCGCTGAATCATGAACGAAAGGACAACATAGTTCAGTTCGCGAGAGGTAAAGTCAATATCAGCATAGGCGGAAGGGATTACACGGCTAATTCTGTGTTCGGGTATACCCGCTCCGGGAAAATCGTTCTATATGATATTATAGATTTCTCCTCGGCAAACATAAACAAAAAATCAGCAGACGTTACTAGCCAGACCCCGGGTAAAACCGTGTCCAACAGCAACTTCACGTCTGCTGACAACAATATTATATCACACTCCGTCGAAAATGTCAATACCTCCGCTGAGGAAAATTCCGGTAAAACGAACTATTCGCTCGCGAAGACCGACGAGATAACCGAGGCTTCGAAAAAGTTCTTCGGCACGACCTATGACTGGAACAAGACCGGATACCTTCTGACTGACGGCTCGCAGCTTGATTTCTCGGGAAAGCACGAGGGATATGATTCCGGAATGCGGTCGGTTGATCACCGTGAAATCGAAAATGTATACACCGATGGCAAGGAAAGGCTTGACGCTCTGAATGACTTCCTGCAAAAAGGCAATATCAGAATAATGCCGGAGGGCAACAGCATAAACCTCGCGACTCTGCCCACAGGAAAGCAGGAAACGGCTCTTCGGCGTTATATCAGTCGGGTCAGGGGTGAGGTGATAGTTGACATAGACGACGCGAACGGCAACACGGTGAAGAGTCTGGAGTACGATTCGGGAACGAGCGCGGCGAAGATACTCGACGACATTCATCGGTATTTCGAAGGCGGGGCGGAAAGTGAATCGGACATTGCGAAGTTCCATCGGATGGGCGACCAGTATTCCCTCGCCGACACGCAGTACGGCACGAAACCGCTGAACTCCGCCGAGGCGATAAACCGCGAGAAAGCCTTGAAAATGCTCGCGCGCGGCAAGAATCCCGAGTACGTCTTCACGACGACGGGATGGTTCAAGGACGACTTCGGCAACCTCGTCGTCGACCACTACGCCGACATTTACCTCTTCGGCAATAACGAGTCCGAGAGCGAGACGAAGCTCCGCGCCGAGAACGAGGATCTGAAAAAGCAGGCGGCCGAGATTCTTGAATCGAAGAAGAGCAGCGAGCTTAACGTCGAGGCGATGCACGCGGCATACGAGCGCGGCAAGGCCGAAACGCGCGAGACGCTTGAAAAGGCTCTGCACACCTCGCCGAACATGACTCCCGACGCGAAATTCGTGCGGAAGTTCGCGGGTGAGATCATGGGGGACGACATTTCGGACCCGAAGCGGAGATCGATCACGAAGAAGCTCACCGCGCTTTATGACAAGATGGGCGAGTTACAGTCGGCCGGAAAAGAGATCTGGGGCAACGAGGAAATCTCGAAAGAGATGGACGCGATCGCGACCGAGATTCAGGACAGCCGATATGTCGAGGACGTCGACAACGCCGCGACGCGCGACGCGGTTCTGAAGGAATTCAAGACTCCGTTATTCCTCTCGCCAAAGGCGCGCGGGGATTTCGGCGGCAGTCTCTCGAAGATCCGGAAGGTGGTCGGAAGCCGGATAACGCTTGTCAACGACCGGAGTAAGGGCACTCCGGTTGACGTGAGGTACATGGAGCTTTCGTCGAAGTTCGGGGATCTCTTCCCGGCCGGGATCGAGAACGAGGCCGAGCAGTTCGCGCGGATGATGGACGTCGTGAAGACGGTCTCGGCGAGAAGCTTCGCGAAGAAATCTCACTACGATTTTTCGGGATGGGAAAAGGTCTACTCAAAAGATCACGCCGATCTGATGGTGAAGCTGGCCGAGGGGTATCAGAAGCTCGAACAGCGGCCGAAGACATGGGCGGACAAGCTCGCGGGTGAGGTCAAAGAGTCGTATCAGCAGATGGAGCGCGAACACGCGGCCGAGACCAAGAAGATTGTCGCTGAGATGACGGCCGAGATCGAGAAGGTTCAGGCCGACTCCGAGAAGACGCTTGCCGACTATCAGGCCGACGCGGAGCGCAGAATCAAGAACATCGTCGACGACGCGAACCGTTTCAAGGAGGAGAACGAAAAGTTCTACCATTCGCGCGTGAACACGGCGATTGACGAAGCCAACAAGCGCGTGACGGAGGTAACGGATTACTACGAGTCGAAGGAGAAAGCGCGGCTTGACAAGGAAGCGGCCGAAAAGGCGGCGCGGGCTAAACGTCGGCATGACCGCGGCGGCGACATTTCGGCCGAAAAGGTGAGCGCGGCGATCGAGGACGGTTCATTCGAGTCGAAGATGATAAGGCTCGGCGAGACGGCGAAGGAACTTTCGAACGAGTGCGCGAAGTACGCGAACATTGACATCGAGGCACTTTCGGAGGATCACAAAGCCGAGGTCAAGAAGCTCTTCGAGCAGCTGGACAACATAAACTCGTACATCAACAAGGTTCATCAGGTTCAGAAGAAGGTTCGTATGGATCGCGCTCTCGCGACGATCGCGAAGGGCGATATCATGAGCTGGAAGGACAAGGGAACCGGACTCGGGTACGCGATCAACACGATGATCCGGAACGTCGAGGATATTTCGAAGGGCGACGCGCTCGGAAAGGAGATCATCAACGGCTATGTAAAGCCTGTTCACGAGCATGAGGCGATGAAGCAGAGATTCATGACCTCGATGCGTGACAGGGTGAAGGCTCTCGGACTTGACATGGCCGTGAAGGACGGAAACAAGCTCTCGGAGTCGGCTATGGTTCAGCTTCTCGGAGAGTGCCGGAGCAACATCGAAATGCTCGAAAACGGCAACGGAAACGCCGAGAACATGAACGGCGAGCCGATACGCGAGGGAAAGACGCTGGAGGAGTGGAAGAATATTCAGAACACGATCCTCGCCGAAAACCGGAACATGGACATGGCGAAGATCGAGCGCGCGATAACCGAGTTCCACGCGATCTACGATGAGCTTTTCTCGGCTCTGAACCGCGCGCGGATACTCGCCGGATACGCTCCGGTTGATTATCACGCCGGATATTTCCCGCACTTCAACAACCAGTCGGGGCAGGACGGAATTCTCGCGAATATCATGTCAGGGCTCGGGTTATCGCTTGACAACGACGCGCTGCCGACGTCAATCAACGGACTTACGCACACCTTCCGGCCGGGAATCAAATATATGTCGAATGTCAAACAGCGTTCGGTCTACGGCGTCGGCGAGATGTACAACGGCTTCACGCTGACGGCCGGGGCGGTCGAGGGCTTTGACAGGTACATTCAGACGGCGGCGGATGTGATTTATCACACCGAGGACATTCAGAATCTCCGCGCGCTCTCCGACGCTATCAGATACTCGACTACCGACGAGGGACGGAGAAAGCAGATTGACACGTTACGCGCCGACTCGACGCTGACTCCGCAGGAGCAGGACAGCCGGATAGCGGAGCTTTTCGAGAACAAGCAGCATTACAGGCTTTCGAACTTCGTCGTGAACCTTGAGGAGTGGACGAACATCATAGCCGGAAAGAAGTCGATTCTCGACAGGCAGTTTGAACAGCTTCTCGGACGGTCGATGTACCAGAACATGAAGAAGCTTGAACAGCGCATCGCGGCGAATCAGGTATCACTGAACCCGGGATCGTGGCTGACGAACTTCGTTCCGCTGACGCAGGCCGGGTCGGTGCTGACGCAGAAGCAGCTGCTGAACGCGATGTGGGACACGGTGAAGAACACGAAGCAGAGCGACGGATTCAGAGAGCGTTCCGACTTCCTGACGAACAGATTCGGCTCGGAAAGTCTTGTACAGACGAAGGCCGACAAGTTCGCGAAGGTGCTGGGCACTCCAATGGACTTTATCGACGGTATTACGGCCGAGACGATCGTCCGGGCAAGGTACGCGCAGAATATCGCGAAGGGGCTTGCCGAGGCGGACGCGATGAGCGAGGCGGATATGTTCGCCTACAAACTGATGGCGAACCGCGCGAAGGGCGATATGCCGACGATCTTCCACGCGTCGAACCCGGTTCTGAAGCTCTTCACGCAGTATCAGCTCGAAGTGAACAATCAGCTGGCGTTCATTCTTAAGGATCTTCCGAAGGAGGCGAAGGCGCGGGATCCGAGGTGGGTGAAGGAACTTGTGAAGATGCTCGTGAAGATGAGTATCGGAGCATGGCTTTACAATGAGGTTTACGAGCTTGTCGTCGGGCGGAGATGCGCGCTCGATCCTATCGACATATTCAATGATTTCGCGGGAGATCTGACCGGGTACAAGGCACCCGGAATCGCGGATGTCGGCGACGCTGTGATCGGAAAGAAGAAGTGGAGCGAGATCGCGAAGACCGACCGGAAAGACCTCGTGACGGCCGGGTCGAATCTCGCGGTGAATGTCGCGTCCGAAATGCCGTTCATCGGCGGCGTTCTGGGCGGCGGACGAATTCCGATTCAGTCGGCTATTCCTGATCTCGGGAATATAAAAAACGCTCTTACCGGAGACAAGGCTCTGAGCAAGCGCGCGGAGATGCTTGGCAAGGAGATCGCGAAGCCGGCCGCGTACATCATTCCTCCGTTCGGCGGCGGGCAGATAAAGAAGGCGGTCGAGGGCGTGACGGCGTACGCGAAAGGCGGATCCTACACGCGCGACAACGACGGCGGAAAGAAGCTGCAATATCCGGTCGGGAACAAGACGGTCGGAGACGCGCTGACGACGCTTCCGCAGGCGGTTTTATTCGGAAAGACGGCCAACAGGTATGGCCGCGACTGGGTGGACGATGGATTCGGCTCTCTGTCGGTAAAAGCGACGACGGCGTACGAAGCACTGGTTGATGGCGGCATGGATCAGGGCGACGCCTACGAGAGCATGAAGGAGATGAAGACATACTCGTCAAGGGCGGACAAAGTGAAGTATCTCCGCGGGCTTGACAGCGACTCGGAATCGAAGCGGGTGGTATTCGAGCAGATGATTCTCGGTTCGGCCGACTCGATCGAGAGCGCGAAAGAAAAGCTCGACTCGCTGGAGGACGCGGACATCGGGCTTGACAATTATCTTGATGCCTACGAAGTCTATCTTCGCGGCGAGGGTGAGGCCAGAAAGGTCGGCGTCGTGAACGCGATTCAGGGTCTTAAGCTTTCGAACTCGCAGAAGGACGTTCTGTACTGCTGCTTCTACCGGGAAGGTGGGCTTCCGGACACGCCGTGGCACAATCTCGGGGTACGGAAGATCATGGCGGACGAAGGAGGGCTTGCAGAGTTTGATTTACCGGAGGTGAAACTTCCGGAGATTTCGCTGCCGGAGGTCAGGATGCCGGAGCTAGGCTGATCGCTGAAAATGAAAAAGGACGGACGGTTATCCGTCTGTCCTTTTGACTTGGAGCAGGAACAGGCGATCGGTGAGGATCGTCAGTGTTCGGATGCTACTGGGAATGGTCCACCATTTCGAGTCACACTCGAACACTTCGGGAGATTCGATTTCTTCGACTTCTTCGAGATCGTCGCACATTTCCATGTACGAAACTTGCTTTCCGCCTTTGATGTTGTAATATATTACAATCTTATCATCGAAGACGTAAACCGAGTTGACAAAGGTCTCGATGATCTTCCGGCGGAATTCGATGTCGATCGGATCTCCGTTAGCAAACATTTTCAGCCAGCTTTTATATTGTTCTACCGTAAAACTCTTTTTTGAAAGTATCTTCAATTTGGCGATGTCGTCTTCGACATCGCTTTTTTGTGCTGTCAGTTTATCAAATCGTTCCTGCAAACGGGGAACGATTTTTTCGTTTCCGGTGTTTTCGATCAGCGCGTCGAGACATTTTTCGATCTCACATTCGAGGCGGCCGCAAATCTTTTCGAGCTTTGTGATCTCTCCTCCCGAGAATTCCTTATCAAACTTTTCGCGAAGCTTGGTTGCCAGATAGTCAATACGCTCGGGCGTCAGAACGTATTCGACGGTCTGCTCGACGACGTACCACTCCAAGAAGTCCTTCTTCTCGTTTTTTTTATCACAATCGTGGTATTTCTTCCGCTTGCTGCAAGTGTAATAATGGTGAACATCTCCGCTTCGGCTCCGGCCGCATTCGCCGATCAGGGGAGAACCACATTTCCCACAAAACACCTTGCTTTGAAGCTGATAACTCGCTTTTTCGGTTGGAGGCTTCTTATAGAGCTTATTGATACCTATGCGATTTTGCACAGCGTCGAATAGTTCCGTACTGACAAGCGGCGGATAGACATCATTGAATTCCTCCCCGTCGAGTTCATACCTTCCGGTATATTTTTCGTTCCGGAGAGTGTAATAAAAGCTATTTACTGTGAGTTTTTTTCCACAGCGCGATTTATAACCGTTCTCGTTCAGTTTGTTCACAATTTCCTTAAGCGGCGTTCCCTCGGCGTATTCTTCATACACTCTGCGGACGATTCTCGACTCGTAGTCATCGGGAACGAGTTTCTGGTTCTCGACGCGATAGCCGTACGGGATCGTGCCGCCTGTGAAGTTGCCGTGTTCGCGCGCGACGCGCATTCCGCGCGTGACGTTCTGGGCGAGGTTCTTACTGTAGTATTCCGCGAGGCCTTCGAGCATGGATTCGAGAATCACGCCTTCCGGTTCCTCCGAGATCGCCTCGGTCGCCGAGACGACGCGGACTCCGTGCTTTTTGAGCTTCGCTTTATAGGTCGCGGAGTCGAAACGGTTACGCGCGAAGCGGTCGAGCTTATAGACGAGGACGATCTGGAAAATATTCTTCTCGCTGTCCTTTATCATGCGCTGGAACTCTTCGCGGTGTTCGGCCTCGGTACCGGACTTCGCGCGGTCGATGTATTCGCCGACGACTTTCAGGCCGTTCGCTTCGGCGTAGCGTGTGCAGTCTTCGAGTTGGCCTTCGATGCTGCGTTCGTCCTGACGGTAGGAGCTGTAGCGGGCGTAGATTACGGCGGTTTGAGAGGCCGCGGATGATGTATTGTTAAGCCGCTTTCTTTCCATTGCTAATCACCTCGATAATGCTTTTCGAATACCGTATCAACAATTTCTCTGGCTACCACAACGGCGATGATAGCGAATATGATCTCTAATGCACTACACATGACTTTGCTTTTCTTCTCGATAAGCCGTATTACTGAACGACATTGTAGTCTTTTGCCAACTGCAAACCGCTGCCAGACCACGCGGATATTATGGATCTGATTGGCAGTTTATCGTTTATGGCGGTGTAAATGGAATCATCTATATAATCATGAAGTATTTGCGGCAGGTCGTTGTAATCCTCATTGTAAATGTCTTCGGATATGGAACGATACATTTCAACAAAAATATTCGGTATAGGAGAATTATCAGCAAAAATCAGCTTACCGAAATCTTTGTTTCTTGCTCCCAAAGAGTTACACAAATAATATGAAAAAATACTATTCATTTGGGTAGCATTGATTACGTGCTTTGCTTGCAACGCGAGCAAGGCAAGAACTGAGTAGAACATACCAAAGTAGCCTTTGGCGACATTTATATCACTTGTTTCGAATTCTTCAAGATCCGCACAGGCAAACAGATCATCGACGAATCTTTGCGCGAGATTGCCGATGATTATTCCCATGTCTTTGCATGAGACATCCTTCTTCGAAGAAGCGGTGCCAACATTTTTGAAAAACACCATACACACAAACAGAACGACACAGAGAATTACGAGTATCCAGCCGAGCATGATAACCCCTCTTTTCAAACATTGAATTTCATTTATACTGTCAGGATAATTATACCATATCAAAAGGAATTTGTCAAGTAGCGGGAGGAATATTTTCTGCACGCACGGCGGAGAATCAGATTGCGAGAAAAATATCAATATACTGATATTATATTGCAAATTTTGCCGAAATGTGGTATCATAGTAACAGATGAAGAACCGAATGAAAGAAATCAGAAGGAAAGCAGGAGTCAGCCAGTTTCAACTCGCTTATCTCACAGGGCTTTCACAATCCGCCATCAGCTATATTGAACGCGGCGTCTATATTCCGACTGTCGATTCCGCGTACAAGATCGCTTCTGTACTGGGGGTCAGGATTGATGAATTGTTCGTTCCGGGTGAGCGCGAGTTGCTGAGACCATATAATGAACAGGAGGGGAACGGTAATGGACGAACGAGCGACAATCATCCGTCAGATCAATCTGCTGCTGAGGATGATGGAGGTAAAGCAGCTCCTGAAGCTTCTGGTTCTGATCCGCGAATACACCAATGACTGAAAAAGTGAGGGTCAGGGGATTTTCTCCCCCTGACCCTCACTTTTTTTCTTTTGTTTTGTTGTGAGCTTCGGTGAACTTGTCGAGCAAGTTGATGAGTGTTCCGGCCTCTTCCTCACTCAGGCTTACGATGAAGCCCGCGTAGGTTTCGAGAAGTTCCTGCTTGAAATCGGACAGGTCTTCTTTCATGATGCTGCCGAACAGCTTCGCGACTTTCATGTCCGGCGTCATTGGCGGGAACATCTCACCTTCGCCAGTTCGTAACCACTGTTCGTTGACGCCGTGAACAGCGCAGATTGAAATGATAAGTCTCTCTGTTATTGGTCGGTCTCCCTGTTCGTATGAAATATAAGTGCGCTTTGGTATTCCGAGCGATTCAGCGAATTTTTCCTGAGTCAGATTCAGAGCCTTGCGCGCTTCTTTCATGCGGCTTTGTGAATCCATATAATCACCTCCGAATAACATTATATCACATGGTGTATGCTTTGTCAATGTTTTTTTGAAAAAAATATCACAAAGGCCTTGACAAAATATGCGACGTGTGATATAATAGTAACCGTAGAGAATACACATAGTAGCACACAAGGAGGTGAGAGGGATGAAGCAGGCGAAGCCGACTGATAAAAAAGTGAGCCTCAAGCGGTGCTGGAGACCAGACATGAGACTCACGCTGGCATATCAGATGCCGGACGTTACCGATTCCGAAAGACGCTGCAAGAGATTTGTCAAGCGGGTGAAGTTATTGACGAGGTCGATGTAATCGCTGTCGTTCGGGTCGACGTTATGGAGCTCGCACATATGGACGGCGTGCGAATGAAAACGCCGCGAATAGTTCAGCGCGAACAATATGGCTTCCCAGTCGGATTTACTGAGACGGTCGACCTTGTGAGCGTACAGCCGATCGCGAAGCTGACGCAGGTGAGCGAGCTTCTTCACGACCTTAGACTGACTCGTGCCTGACTTGTTATCGACTATGGTCAGGTTGACAGCGTCATAGAGCGCCTGAGTATCTTCGGCGTTAAGATCAAGATTCACGGACATATAATCACCTCCCTTCGAGTTGATTATACCACAAAATTCATCGAATGTCAAGGAGGATAAACATGAGAACAAGAGTCAAAAACGAAAACGTCATCGAAACCGTGACGAAGAGAATTACCGAGATCCCGGACGATCTCACTCTCGCCGAAATGACCTACATACGCGGCATTTTCGACGGCATGAACGCGTTCAAGACGATGCACAAGGACGCGCCGGAGAAAACGGCGTGAAGCCGGGGGTCAATCCCCGGGCCGGAACCGTCCGCTACCGGGACGAGGACGGTTACATTGCCGACTTCCCGAAAACGATCGGGAAGCCGGGGGAGGGCGACGCGATCGGCGACAGCGCGATGAACAGGCTCTACGCCGAGTTCCTCGCGGAGAATCCCGGAATCATCGAATATTTCAAGGAGATGGGAAAATGAAGAAGAGCGACGCGGGGGCGGCGATGAAGGCCGGAAATCCCGTCGAGTTCGCGGGATTCCCGTTCGACCGGATCAACGCGATAATCGCGCGGAGGTTCATCGCCGGGGACATGGCGACGATCGAGGGGGACGGGCAGACAGTGATGCAGCTCGAACTTCTCGACCGGGCGGCGAACGCGGTCACGGTCGCGCCGATGAAGGATGTCGAGTTTCCGGACGGTCGGGAGTCGGACGGCGAGGACGAGCGGAACTCAGGCGAGATCTACTCGGCGATGCTCAGATCCCGCGAAGTCGAGTGGAACGGCCGGAAGTTCGCGCGGATCAACGCGCTGATCGTGCGGCGGTATCAGGGGTGCGACGAGCGGACGCTCGGCGAGATCCTGAAAGAAGGAATCGGGTCGGTCGCGCTGGCCGAGCTTTATGAAGGGAATATCACGAACTCGGTGACGACCGTCCGGCTGAAAGAGGTGAAGATCGTCTGAGAGAATGGTATAATTACGGGCGGGTATCAAACGGGCGGCCGAACGAGTTCAGGATCATCCTTGAAGAACGGGGAATTCCGCTGATACTTTACAGGGCGTTCTGGAATCCGAAGCGCGGGACTTACAGACTTTATCCGCACACGGTTTTTGTGCCGGGCGAATACAGGTTTGAACGCTTCGACCTTCCGATGTATGATGTCAAGGCAAAGAAAAGACTCTGAGCGGCGAACCCAGAGTCTGAAAGAGAGTGTCGATATCATGGATACCAACGTCATTATTATACCACAATCACGGCGATTTGTCAAGAGAAAATAACGAAAACACAAGGAAATCAATATCTAAGGAGAGGGAATCATGGAAACAAGGAAACTTTTAAGAGACGCGACGGCCGAGGAAGTGGCCGCGCACTTTGACGCGATCGACGAGGCGGCGAGACTCCGGGCGGAGCTTGCCGCGATGAGGCGGAAGGCCGTCTCACTGGCGCAAGAGATCGCGAGACGCGAGGCCGAACTCGATGTGGATATCGAGATAAAACACAATGAGTTCGGGCGGTATGGCGAGATCGTCCTCGGGGGCGCGATAGTCGGGAGATGATCGGCGGAAAATTCATAGCGGACTCCTACGTGGAGCGAAAGATCCGCGAGTTACGCTTGCGTGGCTGGCGGCCTTCGGCTTCTCCGGGGCGGTGCATGGACGACGGAGAGATCCGGCAGAGCTACCGACTCGCGGCGCATCCGGGGAGGCAGATAAGGATTCTGGCGGAGCTCGACTGTCTGCCGGAGGAGAAGATCGAGGAGATTGTCGGGGTCCGGGAGAAAGCGAAGAAAGTGAGGAAGCACGCGTGAAGTACATAGAAGGAAAGCTCGGAGCCGATCTGACGCTCGATTTCGTCTACATCGATCACGAGACGCTGAATCAGGACTGTTTCAGGCTCAGGCCGGGCGATCGGTTTGAGATCCGGAGGCGGCGGAAATGGGTCGGGGCGGTGCTGCGGCGCGACATGGGCGGGTGGCTCATCGACACCGAGGGCGGAACGCAGAAGATCAGAGACTTTACCGGGAAGCTCGCCCGGTTCGGATTCGCGAGCCAGAAAGAGAGGATATGATAACATGGATAACAAGAAATACGCCGACGCGGCCGCGCTGGTCGATTCGGCGGCGGCGAAGGGACAGATACAGAAAGTGATCGCTCCGGCGGTGACGGCGGCCTTACGGCTTTTTGCGAAGTCGGAGCCGGAATTCTGCGAGGCGATAATCGCGAAGGGGTTCGAAGGGTACGGGCAGTGCCTTGATGAGATCGCGAAGGGCGTGCTGGGCAATTCGATATCGGATATCGAGTGCTACCGGAGAGCGACGAACTTTTACTTCCCGGGCGCGGGAGTGAGGTTTGTGATGAAGCTCGATCTCGCGGCCGGAGCCGAGAACCGGAAGGACATTCTCCCGGGCGGGGACGGAATCGAGGAGCTTCGCGAGGACGGTTTACAGCCGACCGGAAACACGGCCGCGGCCGGGGAGGCCGCGAGGACGGTTCCGGAAGCGGGTACGGAGGCGGACGGCGGAGCCGGACACGCGAGCGGTTCCGGAAAAAAGCGGACAATCGAGTTTGATCTCGACGATCTTTTCGGGGAGGAGTGAACGGTATGGTGAAACTCCCTGTGGGGACGGTTGTCCGGATAAAGCGCGATCTCGCGGTCGGGAAATGCTACGGCGACGTGAAGGGCGGCGAGGAACAGGTCGAACTTTCAGACTTCATGTCGGTCTTCCTCGGGCGCGAGGCGACGATCACGGGCGACAGGTACGCCGGATATGGCGTCTATGTACTGGACGGTATGTACTTCTGGAACCGTCAGATGTTTGAGCTTATGGCACCGGAAGGAGGCGCGGGGCGTGAAGATTCTGGTAAGCCGGCTGAAGGCGGAGCCGGAGCTGAGGAATGAAAGCTCGCGCGAGCTTGTCGAGGGGATTCCGGAGATTCCGGAGTCCCTCGTTGAGAGGGCTGCTTCGGCCGCCTTTGAACGGCTTGCTTTTGAGGAGCGCGACAGCGAGTCGAACGTCTGGGAGTATCACTGCTCGCGCTGCGGGGCGAGTTGGAGTGACTCCTGCGTCCCGGAACTCGCGATGTGTCCGGATGTGGTCAGGGCGAAGCACAACGAGCGGGTTTACTGTCCGGAGTGCGGAGTAACCGCCACGAAAAAGATCGTTTCGAGATGCGGGAAGATGCTGAATCTCGATATGTGGGCTTCGGTTCTCTTCCTCGTCAGGGTCTCGGCCGGGCGGGTCTACGGGATACGCGGTTCGCTGCGGCGGGTCTACTCGGGCGGAGCGTGGAAGGACGATCTGATCGGGTTCGCGCCGATTGCCGTCCATGTCTGGCAGCCGGGGAAGACGGTGAGCTTTCTCGTGGACGCGGTCCACGACAAGGAGATCACGGACTTCCGGACGCGGTACAAAGAAGCGTCGAAGGGGTGTTCGATCGGGCAGAATCTCGGGGACGATCCCGGCGGCGGATACGTGGTCGGAACCGAACAGCTTGACGGGACGTTTTTACAGTATTCCTGCCTTGATAAGGTCTGCGAAGAAGGCTCGCTGACTGATGGCGGGGTTGTCAGAGGGTACGCGCAGGCGGTCAGGTGGCTTTCGGCCTACTCGGCGTCACCGAGAATCGAGTTTCTGGCGAAGGTTCCGGAACTCCGGTGGCTTCTCCGGGAGACGGTTCTGGCGGGGAAACCGCGATCGGAGCTGCTTGACTGGAAGGGAAAGACACCGGAAGCGTTTTTCAGGGTGACTAAGGCCGAGGCGAAGGCGATAATTTCCGGAAGCGCGTCAAGCGAGCTTACAAGGCGGCTGGGCGATCGGCAGGTCGAGTATTATCACAGCAAGGGAGAGTCCTCGCAGGAGCTTATGAAGCGGTTGGAGCTGCGGAAGAAGCTGCGGGAACGGTATCCGGACGCGACGATCTTTGACGTGGACGAGGCGCGGGGGCTTATCGGCAACTATCGGATGGAGAAGTTCTTCCGGATCGCCGACGCGGCGGCCGGGATGATGAGCTTCCGGCAGGTGATGAACTACGCCGAGAGGCAGAGGGCGAATTTCGCGGATTACTATGTCGGGATATCAGAGCGGGTCATCGTCGCGTGGAGTGACTATCTCGACATGGCCGAAAATCTCGGGTGCGATCTCTCGGATCGGGTGCGCCTCGCGCCGAAGAATCTGCGCGAGGCGCACGACACGGCGGTCGCGACGTCGAACGCGATAAAAGAGCGGAAGCTTATCGAGATGGGCAAGGAACGGAAGAAGTTACTCGAAAGCCTTTACAGCTGGACGGACGGCGAGATTCTGATCCGGCCGCCGAAGGACATGGCCGAGATCATGGCCGAGGGGCAGACGCTTCACCACTGCGTCGGCGGGTATGCCGAACGTCATGTCATGGGCAAGGTGACGATTCTGTTCGTCAGGTCGTGCGGCGCGCCGGACGTGCCTTTATACACGATGGAGCTGTCGGTCGGCGAGCCGTGGAAGCTTATACAGATACACGGACTGCGGAACTGTGATCCGGATGAGATAACAATGAAAAAGGTAGACAAGTGGCTTGCCGCGAAAGGCAGGCCGGAAAGGGAGAAGACATCATGAGCGATATGATAGAAACGAGCGGGCGCGAGGTGACGTCCGACACGATGAAGGCGAGGGAGGTACACGCCGAGATCATGGCATCGAAGAAGCAGGTGGCGATCGGGATTTACGAGCTGGCGCGCGGACTTAAGGTGATGAAGGATGAGAAGCTTTACAAGGAACTCGGGTTTGACGAGTTCCCGGCCTACTGCGAGCGGATGGCGAAGGTGAACGTCTCGCAGGCTTACAAGTACATAAGCACGTACGAGTCCCTCGGCGAGAGCGTGTTACAGTCGAATGGAAGTCTGGGGATCGAGAAGCTTTTTCTGATGACGCAGCTTCCGCCCGAGGAACGCTCGGAGGCGATCGAGAATCCCGGGACGATCGAGGGGATGAGTGTGAAGGAGCTTCGCGAGTTCGTCGCGAAGGCGCGGCAGATGGGCGAGCAGTTATCCTTCCTTGAAGCCGAGAACCAGAAGCTTGAAGACAGGCTCTCGGAGGCCGAGGCCGGATCGAAGGACGAGGTTGACGCGAAGATCGAGGAACTGATGAAGAAGCACGACCGCGAGATCGCGAAGGTGAAGGCCGAGAGCGAGAAGGCGGCGGCCGCGAAGCTCGGCGAGATGGCCGGGAAGATCAGAGCCGAGGCCGAGGCCGAGGCTGAAAAACGGATCGCGGCACGGAATCTCGAAGAGGTGAAAAAAGAGGTTGACGCGGCGCGGGCTGAGGGCGAGGAAGCGGCGAGAATGAAGCTCGAGGCGTCGGCGAAGGAAGGCCTTGCCGAGCTTGAAAAGCAGAAGCGGATGTATGAAGAGCTTCAGAAGCGGCTTTCAGGCGAGGTCGAGGAGAAGGACGCGCTCAAACGGAAGCTCCGGGCGGCGTCGGACGGAAAGGCGGCCTTCAAGGTTTACCTTGAACAGCTTTATGCGGCCTACAAGGACGCGGAGGATTTCACGCTGGGCGAAAAGGGCTACGATCTCTCGGAGGACGAGAGAGTCGAGTGTGTGAAGGCACTGCGGAAGCTGGCGTCGAAGCTGCATCTTTCGGCGGAGGTGCTTGAAACCGGAGGCGCGGACGCCGAGGACGTGGCGGAATTCAAGGAAAGAGGTGGAAGGTGATGAGAAGAGATCAGAGAATCTTCGCGGTTATGGCGGCGGCCGTCGTGGCCGCGCTGGCCGTGGCCTGCGATCCGGATGTGACGGCTCCGGCCGGGACAGGTGTGTCGGCGGCCGAAACCGAGACGAGTGAGTACGAGGCGGTTCCGAGACCGGAAAGCGCGTGGAGCGGCGTGGATATGTTCGGGTTTACACGGCGGCGGACGATGATCGATCCCGAGACGGGCGTTTACTATTTTGTAGTGTACAACTCGACCGACGGCGGCGTCGGAATCTGCGTGGCGGTTGACGCCGACGGGCGGCCGCTTATAAAAGGCGGAAGGAAAACAGAAGAATGAGAGACCTTTTTGAATCGGGTGATTTCACGCTGCTTTCGGTGGCGAAAACCGGGAAGAAGGAGGTCGGCGGAGAGCTTGAGTTCAAGTCCTTCCCGTCGCCGATCGGCGACCACCGGAAGATTCTCGCGCTCCAGAGCGGCGTCGTGGTCTTCGCGGGACGCGCGAAGGCCGGGGAAAGGGCGTGCAGGTACAAGCTCCACGTCGTCGTGAAGAGCGAGGAGGGGATACAGATAACCTACGGAAACCTCACGGCGCGGCACTGCAAGGCCGGGGACGTTGTGAGCGCGGGAGACGTCATCGCGGAAGAAGAAAATGGGATGGTAAGGCTTGAAGTCCGGCAGAATGGCCGGAGAATTGACGCCTGCGCGTGGCTCGGAGTCAGAATGGACGCGCGCGGGTGGCAGCGGCCGAGTTCGAGATATGAATCCGAGGTGTGCGAGGCCTGCGGGATCCCGGAGGAACTTCGCGCGGTTATCAACGGGCGGAAAGATTCCCTCGCCGTCTGGCGCGGGATCTGGAAAGCGATTCAGGACGGAGGGAGGAACCCGGTATGAGAATAAGATGGACGGACGAACTTGACGCGAAGGTGATACGAATGCGGGCGGAAAACGTGTCGATCGGCGCGATCGCGGAGGCGATGGGAGTCACGAGGCAGACTGTCGCGGGCCGGCTGAACAAGCTGGCGGCGAAGGGAACTTACAAGCCGGATCTGTACAACAAGTGGACGACGCGAATGGAAGAAGAATTCATCGCGTTTCGGAGGCGGGGATGGTCGCTCGCGAGGATCGCGGACAAGCTCGGAATCACGGAAGGCGCGGCGGCCGCGCGGAGTTCGATATTATTAAAGCAGGGGCGGGTCGAGCGGATCCGCGGGAACTGAAAGGGGAAACAGATGGAAAACAAGATCACGGGGGACGGGTGTACGGAGGCGAATATCAGGGAACACGGCAATGATTACGCGAAGATACTCGAAGACTACACAAAAGCGGCGGGGCTGAACGTGAACGCGGCGGGGCTGAACGTGAACGCGGCCGGGGCTTCACGTCCGAAGCCGGATCGGGCGTACATACTCGACATGGCAAAGTCGATCGTCACGGGTGAGAGGGAAAAATCCTACGGGAAGCCGGAGGACAATTTCCGGATCATCGGGGAGATGTGGGAGACCTATCTTCGCGCGCGGTGCGTGACGCCCGACGGCGGGATTGACATTCTTCCCGAGGACGTGGCGATCATGATGGCGATTCTTAAAATCGCGCGGATCGCGAGCGGGAACTACAAGGTTGATTCCTACATCGACCTCGCGGGGTACGCGGCCTGCGCGGGGGAATGCGCGGGGAGGACGAAGATAAAGTGAAAAAAGGAATTACGGCACATATCGAATATGACCGCCTCGGACGCTGGACGCTGATTATCGAGAAAGAAAAAGGCAAGCTGACGCTGCCGGAAATCATGGCCGCGGCGCGGGAGCATGAGTGGGACTATTACCTGCTGCTTCTCGACTGCTACAGCGACGACGAGGATCAATTCGCGGACGAAGAGCCGATCGGCGACAAGGTTGTACTCTACAGAGCGGAGCAACTAAAATGACAAACGAAGAATACTACGCGATGCTCGACAGAGCGCGCCTCTGCCACCGATGTCACAAAGAGAAGGCGTTTCCCGGGCGGAAGTTTTGTCCGGAGTGTCTGGAAGAAAGGACGTTGAACAACGCCAGATATTGCGAAAGGGCGCGCGCGAATCCTGAAACAGCACAGAAACAGCGGGACTGGCACAACAGCTGGTATCATCAGCACAAGGACGCGGGACTCTGCGTCAGATGCAACAAGCCCGCGACGCATGGGAGAAACTGCTACGAGCATTACATCCAGATGAAGCGATATATACGAAATCAAACAGAGAAGCGCAGGCGTGATGCCCTTGACAGGGTAAATATTCGTGATTATCGCAGAAAGAATCACCTGTGCTGCTACTGCGGCGCGCCGATTGAAGAAGGCAATCCGACGCAGGCTTGCGACGCCTGCCGCGAGCGGCAGGCTGAATTCAGCAGGCTGGCCGACAAAACACTGTGGAAATCATTTGTGATCAGCAAGTCGCCGCGGCAGGCCGAATCCGGAGGTGCCGGAGTTGACGCGCAAAGAGGATCGTGAGTTTTACGGCGTATCAAGGGAGGCATTATGGAAATGAAGACAAAGAAGATTAAGTATTTTGTGGAATACCGGGTTCCGGAGAATCCGGAGTGGCAATTTTACTTCGGGACGAAGGACGCCAAAGAGGCAGAAGAGAAGTGTGAGCAGATGCGGATGACGGTCACTCCGGCCGTCGAGGGGCGGATCCGGATGAAGCTGACCGTGACCGAGATTATCGGGAACTGGGCGAAAAGAGGTGAAATCGATGAGAACGAGATGCGTTGACTGTCTTTACTGCATCGATCTCGAAGACAAGCGGGGCGACGAGCGGTACATATGCGTGAACAATGACAGCGAGAGGTTTCTTAAGGAAGTCGAGCCGGAAGACGACTGCGGCTCGGCGGTCGACGACACCGATCTGGACGGGGAATTCGCCGATGCTGAGTAAGAAGGCGGGGATTCCCGAGCTACTGACGGTGGCGTTCATCGCGCTTAAAATCGCCGGGGTGATCGACTGGGGCTGGTTATGGGTGCTCTCGCCGATCTGGATCGATCTTCTGGCGGGCGTGGTGGTCTTAACCATATCAGAATTACTGAGCTAAGGAGAGAAAAAATGATAGTTATTGAGAGCGATCTCAGGGACGCGACCAAGAACCGGATAAAGTTTGAAGGGACGGCGAACGAGCTTATCGACGAGATGGATCAGCTTCTGAGGACGGTTTACGGTGCGCTGACCGAGGAGGCTGACAGAGCGGCGTTTGAGTGCCGGATAGCGTTCACGCTGTTCATGATTCAGAAGTCCCCGGAGCTCGCGAAGAAGAGCGATCCGAAGGAGATCAGGAAGCAGATGCTTAAGGTGTTCACCGCGCAGCTGGCGGAAATGGAGACGGAATGTATTTCGAAGTGACTTATAACGGGGGTAGGCGCGAAACTTATTTCGACGCTTACCAGAAGGTCGAAAACAGGTGCGTCAAGGAGGAAGAACATGGACGCGGTTAAATTTATAAACGGCAGGGAGAGAATGTGCGGATCGTTCAATGGACGCTGCACCGGATGCGGGATCGCGGCTCGCCTCGACAAACACGAGACGTGTCACGATTATGTCCGCTGGCATCCCGCCGAGGCGGTCGAAATCGTCGAACGATGGGTGAAAGCGCATCCGCTGAAGACGCGGCAGAGCGAGTTTCTTAAGATGTTTCCGAGGACGAACAGAATTGCCGACGGGGTAATGATAATCTGCCCGGAAAGCATGGATTCGGAGTTTGAGTGTCCACGCAAGGCACGCGCCGGGATTCTGTGCAAGAAATGTCAGAGGGACTTCTGGCTCGCGGGAACTGAAGACGATGAGGCGGAAGCCGAATAAACCATTCGCGAAAACAGTAACCGGAGACCCTGACGCGCACCCGACTTGCGAAGCAAGTCGTTGCGCCCTTGTAGTAACGTAAATCTACCTTATATATAAGTCCGACCATCGGCAGATGGTTTTGTCCGGGGGTAACCCCGGATGCGGGCTTGTAATGGGTATTAACAAGTCGTGATCGGAAATCAAAAAAAATAACCGCTGGGCGTTTAATCCGAGTCAAGGCGGCGTCGGAGCTTGCCGGAGACGCCGCGATTTCAAAAAAAGCGGGATGTGAGGAAAGAGAAAATGGCGTTTGTTCGCGAGAGACAGATTTACACCTCAACCAGAAAGGGCGAGGAGATGAAGGAAATCGAAATATACGTGATGACCGAAGGTAAGGAAAGATTCTACGGATCGCACCGGAGCCGGAAGAGAGTCGCGCTGACCTGTCCGAAACAGGCGAACCTGAATGACAAGCGGTCGAGGATTTACTTTGATCGGCTCGCGAACACGAATTTCGGAATCGGGGATCTGCATTTATCGCTGACGTATACCGATCGGTATCTCCCGATCGATATCGTCGAAGGCGAGGCGAACATGAACCGCTATATCGCGAGGATCCGGGTGATCTATGAAAAGGCGGGGATTCCGTTTCGGTACATATGGCTGACTTCCTACTACACCGATTCGGACGACATTCCGGTTCGTATGCACCATCATCTTCTGCTGCCGGGCGGAGTTGATCGCGATCTGCTTGAAGATCTGTGGCGGGCGAAGTCGCCGAAGCGCGGGAAGCTCGGGGAAAAGCTCGGAGCCGTGAACTGTGACCGGATTCAGCCGGACGGAAACGGAATCTCCGCGCTCTGTGCCTACCTCGCGCGTCAGCCGAAGGAGGGGAACATGAGACGCTGGCACTCGTCGATCGGCCTTAAAAAGCCGACGGTCACCGAGCCGGATGACGACAAATATGATTTTCGTGACCTTAAGAAAATGGTCGAGGACAACGCCGATCGTCCGGATGTGGCTTTCTGGGAAAAACAGTATCCCGGATGGACTTTACAGGATGACAGGCAGTACGCCTACACGGTCGCGAACTCGGAGATTTCGGGGGCGTCGATCAGGGTCAAGCTCCGGAAGCTGACCGAGAGGGAACTTTCGAGCAGGTATGACGAGCGAATCAAAAAGCGGAAGAAGCGGCTTGTGAAGCGGATAATAAAAAATCTCTGCCGGAGGATGAGACGGCAGAGCAAAACGAACAAAAACGAAAGGGTGAAAAGATTGAAAGCTGACGCTTTAAATCAGCATTTTGTGTCCCTATCGCGGTTTTACAACCGCGATTTGGCTTCGCCAACCGTGCCCCAAAAAGCAAGAAAGGAAACTTTTGCTACGCAAAAGTCACGGTCATAAAAATGGGATTCATTCTCGGAATGATTCTCGGGTCGGTTTTCGGTGTGGCGATCATGGCGGTTTTTGTCGGGGGAGGTGGGGACGATGAGTGAGTCGGCCGGGTATCCGGCGAAATACACAAACGTGCCAAAGGAAGACGAAGAGCAGGAAGCGTTATTCGAGTGGGCTTCGCTGGCGTCGGCGAAATATCCGGCTCTCGCGCTGCTTTTTCACGTCCCGAACGGTGGATTCCGCGACAAGGCAACCGGGCGCGCGTTAAAAAGGCGGGGCGTGAAAGCCGGAGTACCGGATCTGTTTTTACCTGTGGCGATGTCGTGTTTCCACGGTCTTTTCGTCGAGCTTAAAGTCGGGAACAACAAGCCGAGCGCGGCGCAGTGCGAGTGGATCGCGCGGCTTCGGGAGAGGGGATACTGTGTCGCGGTCTGCTATGGCTGGCGCGAGGCGCGTGAGGTGTTAGAAAACTATTTAGGGATAAGCTGAATGAATGTGGAGTTTTCACGCGAAAAAGCTTGAATTTATGGGCTTTTTCGACGTGAAAACAACCTTGGATCGGCGTTCCCGTTGGAGGTATGCATATGGCAAACTTTAATCTGAACAAAGTGACACTCGGGGGACGGTTATGCGAGGATCCCGAGCTTAAATCCACACAGTCGGGACTTTCGGTACTGCCTTTCCGGCTGGCTGTAAACCGCCGGACTGTGCCGAAGAACGCTGACGGGACGGCCGGGAAACCGCTGACCGATTTCATCTCCTGCGTCGCTTGGCGCGAGAGGGCGGAATTCATCGCGAAATACTTCCGGAAGGGGTCCTCGATCGCGGTATCGGGGGCGATCCAGACGCGGAGCTTCACGGATCAGCAGGGGAACAAGCGGTACGCGGTCGAAGTGATCGTCGACGAAATCTATTTCGTCGACTCGAAGGCCGAGAACGAAGCGCGATCGGCGCGCGCGCCGATGCCGGGAGACGCTGACGCTCCGGCGGCGGGCGGGTACATTCCTTCGGAGGTATCGGGCGCGCCGGGGTTTGAGCTGATCGAGGATGAGGAAGAACTGCCTTTTTGATTTTTTTGGAGGTGAAAGCGTGAAGAACCGGGAACATTTTTCGAAGATCCCGAGTGTGAAGCTCGGGGTCTGCAAGCAGGGGCTGATTTTCTATCTTTGCCGGAACTACTACCGCTTTTCGGAGAAGAAGCGGGCGGTCATGGACGAGGCTTTCGCGAAGGCGGGCGGGGACTACGCGGCCGCGCTGAAAAGATTCATGACGACATCAGACACGGCCGTGAAGATCTGCATTGACGAACACATCGGATCGGTGACGACTTTATACACGGTGGTGCGGCGGCTTTACGACGAGTTTCCGCTGGGGAGATTTTACAAGTGATAGAAAAAACGGGTGCCGGGCGGCATCCGTTTTTTTATTTTTACTGGTGGGCTGTGCGGTAGGCTTCGAGGGCTTCGTTTATCAGCTCGTTGACCGTCATGCCGGTGCCCTTACGGAGTTCGTCGATCATGGCCTTGGTCGACGAAGCGACACTGATTTTCGTCCAGTCCTTCTTCGCGCCGTTCTTCGCGGCATAGTAGCTGCCGACGGGTCCGTACACGTCCATGATCCAGTCGGCCGCGGCGGGGTTAGTGAGAAGGATTATGTCCTCTCCGGGGATCGGGTTCCCGTCTTCGTCGCGGGAGGCGTAGCGGCTGCTCGCGCCGCCGACGCCGTGGATGAAATACTTACCGGATTTCGTCCGGTAAAGATGCTCCGTGAAATTCTCGAAGCGGGCTTCGCCGATCTGCTCGGCGGTGGCGGTGTCGCAGAGGGTTTGCTTGATTACTTTCTTCAATTGCGTTTCTTCTTTCTTGCTCTTCATCCGGCCATCGCGGTCAGTACCGCGCCGATGCACAGATCGGCGACCTCGCCGAGGTCTTCGCCAGTCGCGTGATGGAAGCTCGGCGCGACCTCGGCGAAATCGTCGGCGGAGTTGTTGCCGAACGAAAATCCCCACGAGCGGCCGTCGAGCAGCTCGACGGTGACGTGGGCATCGCGGCCGAAGTCGCCGCAGTCGTGGTCGAAGTAGCCGACCACAGCGATGGAACCGTCGGTCAGCTCGATAAGCGCGCCGCCCTCCGGCTGGCAATATCCACCGCCGTTGTTTGTGCGGTCAGGGTTTGCGAAGGGGTTGGACTCCCAGCCCCAGAAGCTAAGGATTTTCATTATTTTCTCTCTTTCTCCCCGTCGAGCCGGTAGGGCAGCTTGATTTTTTATTCCTCATCCGGGTCAAACTGTGCGACCATCTCGTGTTTCTGCTGGTCGTAAAGACTACACTCGCCTTCCTTGGCGGCGACGTATTTTTCGTATGCCGCTTTTGCCTCGGCGAGATCGTCATACAGTTCGGTGACGCCGCACGTCGCGGCGGTGTCGGCGCAGACCTGATACCGTCCCTCGGGGCGTGCGACGTAACGAACGCCGCCGTCCGGCTCGGTGACCTTGTACAGGCACAGTCCGGGGTACTCGCTCCAGACGCTGTTGTGGTCGTCGGGGTCGGCCTTTACTTCGACGGCCTCGCCTTCCGGAAGGAGGTCGCCGTAATCGAGAAGGTTGAACTCGCGGTAGTAATCCGTTCCGGCGCGGTCGCTGTGGCTGGTCATGATTCTGATCGTACTCATTGTTGTTCTCTCTTTCTCGCCGTGTAGCCGGTGCGTCAGCTTGTTTTTTTGGGATGCCGCCGATACGCTCGACGGCTCAGGAGCGGTTAGGGGGGATTAGTCTTCTTCGTCGCCGGACACGAGTTCCGAGAGCCAGACCGAGGTCGAGGCGATGACCTTGCCTTCTTCGAAGACGTCGTCCTCGTCGATCCCGACAAGCCGCATCGTGTACTTGGTGTCGCCTTCCCAGTCGTCCGGATCTTCCTCGTAGTCCTCGGCGTCGAGGTTGTCGGTGACGTAATCGAAGAGCGATCTGTCACCGTTCTTGATCATTTCCTTCCATGCGTCGGCCTGATCGGCCTCGACCGCCCAGCTTTCGATCTCGTCGTTTTCATAGTCCCATCCGCTGCCGTTAGTCCATTTGCTTGCTAAAAGTCTTGCTTCGTATTTCATTTTGTTCTCTCTTTCTGCGGTTCTTTCTGATCGGCTTCCCGCTCTCCATCTGACATATATATTATACCACACTCCGGACTGTTTGTCAAGGGGTTTTCGAAAAAAAGTACCGAAATAATTGTAAATAAAATATGAATGCAAAAGACAAAGAAATCTTCACGGGGCGGGAAGCGGCGATCGGCGGCGTGCCGACGGTCGACGTTTCCCGACTCGGCTCGCGCGCGTACGCGCGCGATTCCTTTTTATGTGACCCTGCTATAATCTGTAGTTATAGCAGGGTCTTTCGTGATATAATGTAGACATAAAGGAGGGGATCGCGTGGCGCGGCCGAGAAAATTTACTGTCAAGGGCTTTCAACATGATGTGGAAAAATATTTCAGATCGCGGACGACGATCCGCGCGACCGGGGACAAGGATCTGGACGGCGAGGAGATCTTTTACGCTGACTTCGCGATTCCGCCGTCTATATCGGATCTGTGCCAGGAGCTGAACATATCGCGCGACACCTTCGCGGAGTACTCGCGCACGCCGGGCTTTTCCGAGGCCTGCGAGTGGGCGAAGCTCCAGATCGAGGCGTGGCTGGAGCGTCAGCTGAACAAGCGCGACAAGGTGGAGGGGATCAAGTTTAATCTTTCCTGCAATTACGGATGGGCTCCGGCCGAGCGGCGTGAGGTCGAGCTTGGCGGGAAGACGCGCGAGGTTCTTTCGGCCGCCACGGTGCCGATGGAAGAAAAGCTCGCGCTGATCTCGTCGGTGTTCGGCGATATGCGTGCCGGCGTCGACGGGCATGGCGCGGGACGCGACGGGCATGATCCGGGCGATCTGGCCGACGGGGACGCGGATGGTGTGTCCGGCGCGGACGGGCTCGGCGGAGTCGGCTACTACGACGACGAGGACTCGACGCACGGGGCGGTTGATTATTCCGATCGCCCGGACGGGGACGCGGGCGGAAAATGAGAGGCACGAAGGAGCGGCGCGGGCGGGACAGGAAGCAGATTGACGCGGCTTACGCGGCCGCGCTGTGGTACAAACATCTCCGCGAGACGTCGAACGAGACGTTCATGCCGCTTTACTTCGACAGCCATCGCTTTCTGGTTCTGAAAGGCGGCGGAGGCTCGGGAAAATCGGTCTTCGCGGCGCGGAAGGTGATCGAGAGGGCGATTTCGGAGCCGGGACACCGCTTTCTTGTCGCCCGGAAGGTCGGAAACACGCTGCGGCACTCCTGCTTTGAGGGGATCTGCGCGGCGATTTCGGAATTCTATCCCGATTCAGGCGTGAAGATCTATCAGGGCGAGATGCGGATTGTCTTTCCGAACGGGTCGGACATTATTTTCAAGGGGCTTGACGATGTTGAGAAGCTGAAATCGATCTACGAGGTCACCGATGTGTGGATCGAGGAGGCGACCGAGCTGACCGAGGCGGATTTCAACCAGCTGAACATTCGTATGCGCGGACGGTCGCGCTGGTATCAGCAGATGATTATCACCTTCAATCCGATCTCGATCCTTCACTGGATCAAGCGGCGGTTCTTCGACTGCGGCGAGGCGGAGCTGAGGGCGGATATAAAGACGCACGAGTCGACCTATCTTGACAATCGGTTTCTTCCTGACCAGAACAAGCGCGAGCTTGAAAAATTCCGGTTCACTGATCCCTACTTTTATCAGGTCTACTGTCTTGGCGAGTGGGGCGTGACCGGAAAGACGGTCTTCCCGGCGATGATTCTCGCTGAGAGACTGCGGTATTTACAGTCGGCCGGAATCAGAGAGCGGGCGTCGCTCGGGGCTTTCGACGTCGCCGTTACTGACGAGAGGGTTGATTACCCGGCGTCGCGCTTCACGGCGTCGGACGCGGGATTCATCCGGGTTTACAGGCGGCCGGAAAAGGGTGTGCCTTATGTCATCGGCGCGGACACGGCGGGCGAGGGCTCGGACTGGTTTGTGGCGCAGGTGTTGGACAACCGGACAGGCGAGCAGGTGGCGATCCTCCGCAAGCAGATGGACGAGGACGTCTTTGTAAGGCAGCTTTACTGTCTTGGGCGTTGGTACAACGACGCGCTTATCGCGCCTGAGACGAATTTCTCGTCGTATCCGGTTCGCGAGCTTCAGAGGCTCCGGTATCCGAGGCTCTTCGTCCGGGATCTGATCGACGATTACGGAAAGAAGACGACGCGGACGTTCGGTTTCCGGACTGACACGAAGTCGCGTCCGGTGATCATCGCGGAGCTTGTGAAGATTGTCCGCGAGCATCCGGAGGTTCTGAACGACGTCGACACGATCGGCGAGATGCTGACCTTTGTCCGCGACGAGAATTTCAAACCCTGCGCGGAGGAGGGAGCGCACGACGACTGCGTTATGTCGCTGGCTATCGCGCACTATTTACGGCCGTATCAGGAGTGTATAGCGACGAGCGGCGGGAGCGACGAGCGGGTCGAGTGGCATTCTTCCCAGTGGGAGGACTACGACAACGCTTCGGCCGAGGAGAAGCGGCAGCTTATAAAGCTGTGGGGACGGCCGAAACCGAGGAGGTAATTTTACATGGCGAAAAACAATGGAACCGGAGAGAACGCGAAACTCCGGATGTGGAAAGACCGATACGCGGCGGCGTACTCGGCCTATTCCGGCGAGATCGACAAGATCGGCGAGAGAGACAGGGCTTATCACGGCGAGGTGAGTCCGAGGAAGCCTTACGTCGGGAATGACAAGGTGATCTCGGAGGACACGCACAGGCGGAACATCATTTACGAGCTTATCGAGACGCAGATTGACACGTCAATTCCGCAGCCGAAAGTGACAGCGAAGCGGAAAGAGGACGAGATTCTGGCGCGGACTATCGAAGATATGCTTCGCGACGAGCTGGACAGGCTTTCTTTCGAGGTTCTGAACGACCGGGCGGAGAGAATGAGTCCGATTCAGGGCGGATGTTTCTACTTTTGCGAGTGGGACGAGACGAAGCGGTCGCACACGACGGTCGGTGAGAACATGGTTTCGCTTCTGAATCCGCTTCAGGTCATTCCGCAGGCGGGGGTGACCGAGCTTGAAGAGATGGATTACATCTTTGTGAAGATCGCGAAGACGAAGGAGTACATAAAGAAGCGGTACGGTGTGGAGTTTGACGACGAGGACACCGAGGAGGATCCCGGGATCAGGGACGCTGACGACGCCGGGGAGAACTCGAAGGATCTGGTGACGCAGTACATCGCCTATTATCGCGCCGGGAACGGCGGGATCGGAATGTATTCGTGGGTGCTGGATTCTGAACTTTGCGATCTTTCGGACTATCAGGCGCGAAGGAAATACGTCTGCGCCGACTGTGGGGCGTCGGTTCCGCCGCCCGCGAACGACGGATCGGATTCCTGTCCGGTCTGCGGGTCGAAGAAGGTAAAGGAAGTCGAGGACGACGGCGAGTTTGTGACGCGGCCGCTGGTTCTGTCGGACGGGACGACGATTCCGGCCGACGAGCTGAACCCGATTCAGGTTCCCTACTACAAACCGGATATTTTCCCGGTGGTGCTTCAGCGGAATGTGTCGGAGTTCAACCGTCTTCTCGGCGGGTCGGATGTCGACATGATTTTCGACCAGCAGGCGACGACGAACCGGATTTCGTCGCGGATCATCGAGAAGCTTCTGACGGGCGGGTCGCTGACGACGCTTCCGTCCGAGGCCGATATCCGGACGGACAACGCGATCGGGCGGACGGTTCCGCTTCAGAATGTGGCGGACAAGGACATGATTAAGCAGTTCGACCTGACGTGCGACATTTCGCAGGAGATGGCGTTTCTCTCACAGATTTACGAAGAAGCGCGGCAGACGCTTGGAATCACGGATTCTTTTCAGGGTCGGGACGACACGACGGCGACGTCGAAGGTCGCGAAGGAGTTCGCGGCGAAGCAGTCGGCCGGGCGGCTGGAGTCGAAACGGCAGATGAAGAACTTCGCCTACTCGAAGCTTTTCGAGATTCTTTTCAAATTCAAACTCGCCTACGCGGACGAGCCGCGACCAGTGCTCGCGACTGATGCCGAGGGGAATCGGGTGTATGAGGAGTTTGACAGGTTCGACTTCCTCAGGCGGGACGATTCGGGCGAGCTTTACTGGAACGATGATTTCACGTTCTCGGTTGACGCGTCGTCGCCTCTGGCTTCAAATCGTGAGGCGATGTGGCAGGAGACGCGCATGAATCTGGAGTCGGGCGCGTTTGGCGATCCGGCTTCGCTTGAGACTCTGATTCTTTTCTGGTCGAAGATGGAGATGCTGCACTATCCGGGAGCGGGAGAGACGAAGCGGTATTTACTTGACATGAAACAGCAGCAACAGATGATGGCCGAACAGCAGATGGCGGCACAGCAGGCGCAGATGGGCGACGTGATGAATCAGATCGACGCGCAGGCGAAAGCTGACGCCGAGGCGGCGGCGAGCGAGCAGGCGGCGGAAGCGGCCGCGGCACAGCAGGCGAAAGCTCAGGCGGAGCCGCAGAATGACCCGGCGGGGTTATTCCGGTAATTTTGTCACAATCGCAGGAAAAGCGCGAAAATCCCGCGGGGCGCGAGGCGTTATGAGCGCGGAATCTGAGGGAAAGGAGGAACACGAGGATGGCTGAGAAATCGAACCGCCTTGTCGGCAAGATCAGCAATTCGGGGTCGCAGACGATCAAGGCGCCGGTGAACCAGAATATTCACAAGGGCAAGTCTTCCGTGAAGGAAGGCTCTGACCTTCGAAACAAGGGCAGGAAATAATTTCCGTTTTGAGGCGCGGTTCGCCGACGTGAATCGCGGGAAGGACTCCGGAGGGGCTGAGGTCATCCGGAGAACGCCGGACATTTCGCAGGAAAAAGCGTAAAAATCCCGACGCCGCGATTTCGCGGCGGTGAGCAAGGAGTAAGACATGGACGAGAGCATGATAAACGAGGCCTTCGGCATTGACGCCGGGGCGGCCGGATCCGAATCGGGAGCCGGAGCTGATACGAGCGCGCAGGGCGGCGCGGACACACCAGAAAGCACGGCCGGAACGTCGGCCGGAAACGCGGGATCCCCGGGCGCGGGAACCGAACCGGGTAACGGCAATCAAGGAAACGCCGCCGACACCGGGGATCCGGCGGGAAGGCAGGCGCAGAGCGGCGAGGACAACGCGAGATTCGCGGCGGCGAGACGTCACGCCGAGCGCGAGCGCGATCTCGCTATCGCGGCCGAGAGGGAGAGAGCGTCGAGAGAGGCCGACCGGATGGTCGAGTCGCTCGGGATGGTGAATCCCTACACCGGGCAGATGATCCGCACGAAGGCCGAGTACGACGCTTACGCGACGGCGAAGGCCGGAGAGGCGAAGAAGAGCTTTATGGAGCAGTCGGGAATCACGGAGGCGCAGTATCAGCAGATGATACAGTCGCTTCCGGAGGTGCAGGAGGCTCTGAGAGCGAAAGCCGAGAGCGATCGCGCCGCCGCCGAGTACAGACAGCAGCAGGCGAAGAGCAGGCTTGACGAGCAGATGAAGGAGGTCTCGAAGCTCGATCCCGCGATAAAGTCTATCGACGATCTCGCGAAGATGGAGAACTACGACACCTTTTACGCGCTTGTGAAGAAGGGCAATTCACTGGCCGACGCTTACAGGCTCGCGAACTTCGACAAGCTCGTCGAGAGATCTGGCGCGGCGGAGAGGCAGAAGGTGATAAACCAGTCGGCCGGAAAGCAGCACATGACGACGGTCGCGTCGTCGCAAGCCTCCGGGCTTGACGCGGTTCCGCCCGAGACGCGCGAAATCTACAGAACTATGTTCCCGGACATGAACGACACAGAGATCGCGAAGGAATTCGCGAAGTATTCGAAAAACAAATGACGGATTGCGGCTGAACGCTTTCCGGCAAGAAAAGAAAGGAAAAACGCATGAAAGGATTCATTCCCCACATCGTCAAGGGCGGCTCGGCATCGCTTGAATACAAGCCGGCCGCGGCGATCACTCCGAAGGTCGGACTCGCGCTCGCGTGGAGCTCCGGAAAGCTCGCTGTCTGCGGCGCGACCACAAAACCCGATTACATCTGCATGACCGAGGCGACCTCGGCTGTGGCGGCCGGAACCCTGATTCCGGTCATTCCGGCCGACTGCCACATCATCTTCGCGGTTCCGGCGCAGGCGGCGATGACCTCGATAAACCTCGGCGACAAAGTGACGCTTCACACCGACGGTCTTCAGGTCACGGCGACCAAGACGGCGGGTGTGGCGCAGATCATCGACCGCGACGGAACGGCGGTCGGAGATCTCCAGTATGTCAGATTCTCCGAGATTCAGCCCGCGGCGTCGGCCGGATCGTGATCTGACGGTCTGACGTAAAAAGAAAAGAAAGGAAAAAGAAAAAAATGGCAAACATCACATTCACCTTTGGTTCCTCTAAAGCCGATCTTATCTTCGGCAAGTGTCAGGAACCGATCGCTTCTTACATCGAGAAGCGCGGCGAGGCGTACGAGTCCGGCTCGCTGATCAAGAAGCTTTTCGTGACGAAGAAGTCGAACCACTTCGCCGAGCGTTACGGCGGAGCGACCGCTATGGAGGGCTTCAAGCCGGTCGGCGAGAACGGCGATCATCCTGCTGACGGCTTCGAGGACAGCTATTCGAAAATGATCGCGAACGAGACGTGGAAGAGCTCCTTCTCGATCTCGCGCGAGGCTATGGACGACGCTCAGGTGATGAACCTGACCGAGAAGCCCGACGCCTTCATCTCCTCGTACTACCGTACCCGCGACCGTTTCGGCGCGTGCATGTACGGCGCGGCAATGAAGCTCAGCGATAAATGCACCTTCGGAACAAAGGAGTTTGACGTGCTCTGCGCGGACGGTGAAAAGCTCTTCTCGAAGACTCATCCGTCGAAGCTCGGAAAGAAGTCTCAGTCGAATCTCTTCAAGGACGCGCTCTCGACCTCGGCTATCGGCGCGATGGAGACGGCGATGCAGAACTTCTGCGGCGACCAGAACGAGATTCTTGACATTTCTCCCGACACGATCCTGATTCCGAACGACTACAAGGCGAAGAACAAGGTCTTCGAGGCGATCGGTTCGGACAAGGATCCGGCGACCTCGAACAACGGCTACAACTACCAGTTCGGACGCTGGAACATCATCGTCTGCCCCTACCTCAACGAATGGCTCGGCGCGGATTCGGGACTCTGGGTCATGTTTGACTCGAAGGCGAACGAGCGTTACAAGGGCGCGATCTGGCAGGAGCGAAAGGCACTTGAGGTGAAGTCTTACGTGAAGGAGGACAACGACGCGAACGTCTGGAACGGCTACGCGCGCTTCTCGGCTGGCTTCTCCGAGTGGAGATTCGCGGCTATCGGCGGCGTTTCTTCCGGCGATACGCTTGTATCCGCGTGATTTACCCGGTCGGCGGCGGTTTTCCGCCGCTGGCCGATTTTTATTATCATGACTATAGGTAAGGTTATAAGGCTCGCCGACGCGCTGAAGCCCAACGCGATCGGGAAGGAGCAGAAATATCAGTACATCAACGAGGTCGAGGGGCTTGTGCAGTCCGAGGTGATGTTACTCGTCTCTGACGACATTGTGATCTATGACAGCACGGCAAAAAACGCGGACGACACGGAACTGCTTGTGAAGCCGCCGCACGACAAGCTGTACATTGCCTACCTTGTGGCGATGTTCGATTTCGCGAACGGCGAGTACAACAAGTACGCGAACACGATCGAGCAGTTCAACACCTACTACGCCGAGTATCACAGGTGGTACTTCAAGCATTTTCACCCGGCGGACGGGGAGTGTGTAGAGAGAGGGTACTATCTGTCGGCCTACACGCTGGCGGTGCTGCATGGCTTCGCAGGCGACGAGGACGCTTTCGTCGCGTCGATGGTCGGCAAGTCGCCTGAGATGCGTTACACGGCGGACGGAAAGATCATCGAATGGAAGTACACGACCGAGGGCGACGGCGATTGGCGCGAGCTTCTGGACGCTTCCGAGATCAAGGGCGACAAGGGAGAAAAAGGCGACAAAGGCGAGCCGGGAAACGACGGCGCGAAAGGCGAGAAGGGCGACAAGGGCGACACCGGAGCGCAGGGCGAAAAAGGCGACAAAGGCGACGCGTTCACCTACGCTGACTTTACGGCCACGCAGCTGGCCGCGCTGAAAGGCGAGAAGGGCGATAAAGGCGATACTGGCGCGCAGGGCGTACCGGGCGAAAAAGGCGATAAGGGAGATAAGGGCGACAAGGGTGACACCGGAAATCAGGGCGAGAAGGGTGACAAAGGTGACCCCGGCAAGGATGGCAAAGACGGCTCGGACGCGACGGTTGAGATCGTGACTCCTTCGTCTTCCTCGACTGATACGCAGGCGGCGAGCGCGAAAGGTGTATGGGACTTGCTCGGCGACGTCGTGTCGCTGATCAACGCGATTTGAGGTGATTTTATGGCAAGAACGCAAACAACGGTCGCTGACGCGATCACTGCCGTAAGCGAGATTGTCTCATCGCAGACTGCCTCGCTCGCCTCGCTCAAGGCTCTCATCCAAAACAAAGCGGCTGGCTCTGGCGGCGCGGCTCTCTTCGGCGTGATCTGCGACGGCACTTCGCTATATCCGATCTCGGGGGTAACCGTTTCCGAGGCGGATGGCGTGATTACTC